GGAAAGCTTAGTTTGAGTGATGGGAATTTGAGATACCCATTAAACCTTAAAACACCAACAGAGTGTCGGGGTAGTCACTTCCAATATGGCTTTGGGAGTCGTGATTATAAACCCTCGGCGTTTGCTTCTAACCAACATAATGAGAAGCAAGCTCTTGTGGCTCGAATTTTGTGTGATACACCCGAGCCGGATGCTGCGGAACTGGAGGCCTGTTTGCAATGGTGCAAGCAGAACTACAGAAAGTTATTTCCGTACATCCATAAGGTTAAAAGTGTCTCTTGGGAGGAATATTTGCGTCGTAGCAATTCCTCGCCCAGTGTGAAAAGAATTCCGCAGAAGACACATGAGCGTCTTGTAGCTGAAGGTATGACTGAAGATAGTATTCTGACAGCTGCTGAGCTATATAGTTTTACTAAGCGCTCATCTTTCGTTAAGGTTGAAAATGATCTGTATGATTCACCATTAGGTAGAAAGCACAAAGCCCCCCGTTTGATTCAAGGAGCACAACCTGAATTTATTTGTTTGGTTGGTCCATGGATCATGGCCTTGCAAGATGCGGTCAAGCGGTGTTGGGGTAAAGATAATTTTTTGTGTTTCACTAGTGGTGTGTCAGCGGAGGATGCCGCAGAGTTTATCACAGGAGGGAGTGGTCCGTGGTTAGAGGATGATTTAGGTAAATTTGATTCTTCTATTCGGGCCCCGTGGTGTGAGTTTGAGGTGTGGTTGTGCAAGAAATTTGGCGCGCCACGAGCTGTGTTAGACCTAATGTCAGCTAATATAAAAACTCATGGCACCACGCATCATGGTTGGAAGTATAAGTGTTTGGGAACTAGGAAAAGTGGTGACCCTTATACATCAGTGTTCAATTCCATCATTAATGGCGTGTCGCATTTGTATTTGTATTGCAAGTGGACACATCGCTCTGTTGAGTCAGCACGTAGAACAATTCGTATGCTGCTCCAGGGAGATGACAATTGTTGTCGCCATTTAGAGAGGCAGGAGTTTCCTTGGCAACAAGGCATGGCGTCTCTGGGTTTTGACAGTGAAGCAATTTATCGACGACATTATTTCCAAGTCGAATTTTGCTCCAATCGTTTGTACCTCACCAAACAAGGGTATTGTTTTGGACCGAAACCCGGTAGAGTTTTGGCTAAATTAGGTTATGTGATAAATCCTCCGGAGGGTGTTGCCCCCCAGTCCATGATGCGTGGTATCGCTCTGGGTTTGAAAAGGAGTTGTAATTTTATCCCACCCTTGTCTGCTACTGTAGAGAAAGTCATCAATATGACCGAAGGCTATCAAGCTTGGTATAAACCAAAGCAATTTACAGCTTTTGATGAGTCTCAGCTCAAAGTTAAAAAATTTCATGAGGAATCTGTTGATTGTATGTTGAATTTGAATGTCAATTATGATTGGGATTATGGGAAACAATCTTCTTTTAAGGAGAAATTGGCCCACTTGAAGTTTGGCGATGAGTTGCCCCTAATCACGGATTTGTTATTTGACCGTGATACTGGAGGTCCTCAATCTATCTTTGGCGGTTGGTCTGCCCAATTGTATCCAG